CTTGATCAAAGAACTTCTGCATAACAGCAACAATATTAATATACCCAGTGTTCCCAGACATATCCCAGAGTAACGTATAATTGTTCTTAAGGGTTGCGTACTGTGGTACAACTTGCTTGAGAGGTCCCTTCTTAGACTTCTTCGTTGAGATAAGATCTCTGGGTGGTTCAATGCCATTCGTAGCATTACTGACGACTGAAGAAGACTCGGATGGCATCTGTGCAGATAAGGTGCTATGTCGTAAACCGAATTCAACAATGCTTTGTCGAAGACTTTCCCAGTCATGCTTAAGTTCATTCGCAACCAGTTCATCTACATCTTTTTTGTAAGTGTCGATTGGGAGAATACCGTCTGCATACTTGGTGCGATCAAAAGCTCCGCACTTCCCTTTTTCTTTTGCGATTGCGTTACTTGACTTGAGCAAGTAGTACTGGAAACTTTCAGACATGTCGTGGACAAGTTTCCATGCTTCTGGGTCTTCATATTTTACTCCGTTCTTTGCTAGGTAATGTGCTAATCCAATATAACCAATACCAAGAGAACGTCTTGCAAGAGTACTTCTCTCTGCTGCCTTCACTGGATAGTGTTGGTAGTCAATTAACTCTTCTAATCCACGTACAGATAGATCACATAACTCTTCCATCTCTTCAAGATTTCTTAGTTTACCTACATTAACAGCAGATAATATACACAATGCTATCTCACCTGCCTCATCATCAATGTGTTGTATAGGATCAGTAGGTAATGTAATCTCCTGACATAGGTTACTCATGTTAACCTTGTCTTTAAAGGATGAATGTTCATTACAATGATCAATATTCATGATGTAAATACGACCTGTCTCTGCTCTCTCCTTAAGAAGATCAAGAATTAATTCTTGGGCAGGGATTGTTTTTCTTGGGACTCTATCGTCTGCTTCAAAAGCGGTGTATGTTTCATCAAAGGATGGAGTTCCAAAAGACTCATAAAGACCAGGAACATTATTAGGAGAGAATAGACTAACGTCCTCGTTATTGATGAATCGTTCATAAAATAATTTAGATATTTGTATACTATAGTCAAGTTTTCTAACTCTATTATCCTCAGTACCTTTGTTGTTCTTGAGGACAAGGATGTCTTCTATTTCTTGATGCCAGATTGGGAAGTGGACAGTTGCTGATCCACCTCTAATGCCATTTTGAGTGCAACATCTGACAGTCGCTTCAAATTTTTTGAGAAACGGTACGACACCTGTGTGTTGAACTTCTCCCCCTCTGATTTTAGCATTGATGCCACGGATTCGGCCCGCATTAATGCCAATGCCCGCCCTTTGAGCAACGTATTTACCAATAGCCATGTCGCTGCTGAAGATGCTGTCAAGCGTGTCATCAGCATCAACAAGAACACAGGAGGCAAATTGTCTAATTGGGGTTCGCACCCCTGCCATGACTGGTGTTGGGATGTTGATTTTGTGTTTTGAGATTGATTCGTAGTATCTTCTGACATAATCGAGTCTATTATCTCCGTAATTTCTGAACAATGTAGCAGCAATCATCATGTACATATACTGAGGAGTTTCATAGACCTCTCCAGTACTTCTATCCTGCACAAGATACTTGTCAACGATTTGACGTAGACCAGCATAAGTGAATAGAAGATCACGACTATGATCTATCCAAGAGTTAATCTTATCCCACTCTTCTTCACTATACTTATCTATAATTTCGCCATCATATATGCCGCGATCAACACACTCCTTAGCATGGTTTAAAATAGGTGGATGACTTTTGACCCATATAGATCCAAAGACCTGCTTCTTAAGTCCAAACAGAAGCAATCTAGCAGCAGCAAACTGATAGTTAGGTTGTTCAATACTAATAAGATCACTAGCAGATCTTACTAAAATTTCTTGTATGTCCTTAGTTTGAATTCCATCAAAGAATTGCAAACCAGAGTTCATTTCTATCTGAGAGGCACTCACACCGCTTCCCAGACCTTCGCAAGCTTCTTCTGTCATCTTATGAACCTTCTCAAGGTTTAACCCTTCTATAGATCCATTACGCTTACGTACTTTTATATCTGTACCGTTGGTCATACTTTTTTCCAATCGTTAAATTTAAGGTTTGCTTCTAATTTGTGATATACATTTGATTCTACCACCGTTTGCACATCATGTCCAGCAAGAGACATGTCATTTATGTCCTTTTCCTGTATATTCTTAGGCCAAATGACTACCTTATCTCCTCTGTCAATGGACTTGGAGATTCGGTTGACGATTTCTCTGTTACGTGGTTCGTTATCATAAACCCAAATACAATTGCGCCAGCCAAACGTCCGAATATCAACATCAGACCCAGCCATCGCAACGGAATTCTGAATGAAGGTGCTGTCAAACGGTCCTTCAACAATATAAATCGGTTCTTCATAATTTATCCTATCCTGTCCAAAGATTTTGGGTTTGTCTTCATCAAGCATGATCGTAATGTATCTCATCTTTGCCGTAGGGGCTAGCGATCTGCCTTGATATCCGAAGAGGTTGCCATCTTTATCCCTGAAAGGAATTATTATTCGTGAACCATCTTGTCTCAGATTGTCAAAGGTTTTCTTCTGTTCGTTAGTCCATGCTTTAAATTTTGGACAATAGTAGAAGTAGTCTAAGTCTTTGATTTTTCTGTCTTCAAGATATTTTCTTGCTGGATGTTCTTTATTTAGATCTGAGATTTTTTCAAGATTTATATCAGATTTTTTAAAAACTGGAGCAGTGAATTTAAAGTCTGGATTCTTCGTAGTTGTACCCTTACCTGTCTGTCCATGAGAAAATTTCTCCATGATGTATTCATCATAGAGCATACGATCTTGGTCTTTGAGGAAGTTTGAGAATGTTCTACCAAGACCACAGTTGTGGCACTTATATACATACCCACTCTTCATCTCAAACAAATATCCTCGTGCCTTATTCTTATGCTTCTGTGAGTCACCACAGTAAGGACACCTAAAATTAAAAAGGTTCGACTTCTTTTGCTTAAAAAGAGTCAAACGCGAGGATATTCTGTTTATGTAATTCCCATCAATGTAGGACATTCATTATGTATTATTCAATATGTTTATTGTACTCTGATCTGTAAGAGATGTCAACGATCCTTGTGACGGTTCAAGTATTGGTTTAATGATTTTTTGTCCGACTGGACTAACGAGGAAAGATATAATAGAAAGAGCACCAAAAATAGACCACATTTTCTTTTCCATCTGTCTAAGACGGTCATCGACTTTTCTGATGTCACGTTCGCACCCCTTTTTAATTAACTCTGTCTCTCTATCAAGTGCTCTATGAAGACTATCAATTTTCTCAAAGAGAATTCCATCAACTTGACCTTGCTTATCAATCTTTTCATTGTGGACAGCAAGAAGTTGTCCCATCTTAATAGAATTCTCTTGGAGAGTACTAACTACTTTCTCCAGCCGCTCAATAATTGCGGAGTTAATACCCTCAGCCATACTACCCTCTTAAACGTGGCGTATAGCAAAATCCAAAGCACTCTGGTAAGTACCAGCATCTTTGTTCAACATGTATTGGAACTGTTGCTTATGAGTATCATCTAATTGACCATACACAGCAGCAATTCTCTTAGCAGAGAAGTTATCCAAGTTCTGTGTTGTACCATTACTGAACTCAATCTTTGCAAATGACTCTGGTGAATTTGATAATTCACTAGTTGCTACGTCAAGTGCAACCTGTACTACATCTTGTCCTTCAGAAATCGTATCACCTGTAGGTTCTACATGATCTCTTTTCAATTTCTTTGTTTGATCTTGTGCTTTCTTTTTAAAATCTGACATGCGAGCCTTCATAAGGATATCCATTTCCTTAGTCTTACTCTGCATTTTTTCTTTTGCTTCCTTACGTTTCTTTTGAAGGTCTTTAGAACGACCCAACTTTTTCTTTTGAGCAATTTGTTTCTGTGCTCTCTCAGTCTCAGATGAAACAGCTTCAGGAATTATTTTTTCTTCTACTTGTTCTTTCATTTTTCTTTTTTGTATACGTGTAAAGAGAGCTTTTGCACCTGATGTACGACCATCTACATTATCACCATTGTTCTTCTTCATGCGACGATGAACTCTGGGTTGGACAATTACAAAAGCAGGAGGCAAAGCAACACCACTGCCGTCACCAGCAGAGTTAATTTCTTCATCTATATTAGATTCAATTGCTTTAGACATTCTGTATCAACTTCCTCATTAAGTTCAGGTGGTAATCTATTTAGAAATAACATAAACGCCTTGATAATAGACCAATATGTCGCTTCTACTTTATAAAACAACAACGGAGTTGCTGCGTCACCAAACACATTATAAAGAACTATAACATGATTTAGTATAAGATGAGTCTTTAACTCATTCGTCATCTTATAACGTCTCAAGAGTCTTTTGATGTACTTGAATCTCTTCAAGTCCTCTTCAAAGTCTGAGTATGTTACTGATGACGGATTATTATAATTTTGAATAGCAAAGAATAACCAATTTTCATGGTCCAGTTCACGAATGTTCATTTACATTATGATGAGAATGTTAGAGTACCTGCTCCATCAGTGATTACTTCTTCTGTTCCACCAGCAGAGTTGATCTTAACTCTATAGTTTTGACCATCTAATGCATCACTAGCAAGTCCACTGTATGCAAGAGTTGCAGTTGTGAAGTCAGCGTATGTGATACCTGTGTCAAGTGAAGCTGATATGTTAACCCAACGCTTACTAGAAGCAGTTTGACGCTGCCACTGATATGTAAGAGTTCCAGGTGTTCCAGTTGTACTTGTGGTAACAGCGAATGTACCAGCACCAGAACTAGAAGAAGAATTACCAGGTTGACCAGTTATAGTTACAGCAGATGCTACGTCAGCAGCAACTGTATCATCAGCAAGGTCACCAGATACACTAGATGCAACTGTGACTGCTGCTATACATTCTGCCTTATGACGTGTACTACCAGCATGATCCACAAAGGAACGATACTGCCACCAACCAGGTCCGTTTATACCACGTGATTTGTTCTCAGCAAGAGAACCTTCTGTTGCATCAGCAAACACAAGGTCATAACTGTTACTATCACCACCGAGTATAACAAACTCAGCGACTGCTTTTGGAGGTGTACGTTTAATTACACTAGCACCTGCAAGAGTATTATTAGTAGCACCTGCATATACTTTATGTAATTCAATACTTGTTGTACTTGTTACAGTCTTAACGATGTAATTAACACCACTAATTTCAAGTACATCACCACCAACTACTGTGTCGGCAGCGTTCTTTGTTACTGTTGCGTCATTTTGGGTGACAGCAACGGTGTTTGAGAATGCAGCAGCATCCGTAGTTCCAAAAACAGCCATCTTTTTTTCCTGGTCAAGGTATAGTTCTAAGTTTTATTTATATGACAAGAGATTCCTAGCCTTCAAGCAATGCTTTCTGCAAGGCAACCACCAATTCATCATCCACTTTGTTTCCTGTCTTCGCAGCTGCCTTCTTAAGCAACTTGATTATAAAATCCTTTATAACTGAATCTAAATCTTCTGGAATTCTATCAACAGCTTTATTAATGATGCTGATAGCAATGGGCATTAAAAAATTAATCATGATATTATGATGTAAGTAATCTTATTTATGCAAAGATTCGGATCCACCTATTGCAAATGGATTGTACTTTGCAGTAGCAATCTGATACATCTTTTCGTGCATTGTATTCTCTATTGTATCAGGTAATTCTCCTTTATCTGTCGCAACAGGCATACTATCATGTGGATGTGGTACATCATCAAACCATTCATCAAGTGGTAGTCTGTGTAAAATTTTCATCCTGAGTTATCTGGTTTAGTTGTCATGCCTTTCTCTCCATCACGAATGGTAGGCATAATCTCAACAGTAGCCTTGCGTTTTTCCTTCTTCTCTTTTTTCTTTTTAGATTCCTCTAAAAATTGGGAATAGGATTTCATTTCTTATACCCTTTCTTCCAACCTTTTCCTTTAATCTTCTCTATGACGTAAGTTTCTCCATTCAATTCATACTCTTCTCTCTCTTCAACTTCCTCTTCTACCTGAACTTCAGCAGGTGCAGTTTCATTCTTACCAAGATAAGCTCCTTTCTTTATTTCTTTCTTCTTCTTTGTAATATCTTCTATCTCAGCACCATTGGATTGAGAATCCATTCCAGCAAAAGGTTCTTCTGCTAGTGTATCAGCGGATGGCATTTCAGTTCCTTGGAAAGTGTCACCACCCATCCAATTCTCATACATCTTCATGAGATTCTTTGCGTACTCATCCTCGAACTGGACAGTATTAACAGGATCTTGATACTTCATCGTCATTTTATTACTTATCAATTTCTATTTATAGCTCTAATATCCTTTACCCATGCACGAAACATTTCACCACCCTCAGTGACACAGATAACATAGTTCACACCTGACCTATGGATCTTACCTTTCTGTCCTGTGTTAGCATTCATTACATAATCACCTTCAACGAACACTTCCTTCTTACGGTAGTGTTGTCTTGTTGCTTGCTCACGTAATTTTTTAAAGTCCTTCATAAACCTTGACCTCTTCTAACATCTCGCATAAGATCTGTTGCTCTGTCTGCATCTAATAATCCTTCTAGAGCATCTTGAAATTTGTCCCACTGACCAGCTTTTGAATATGCTCTCATTTTACTAGCAGACATACCAGAAACATCATTATCATTATCAGGATCTCGATCTCCTGCTGACTTGACCTCTATGGTTCTAAAACCATACTCCACTGGTGACTTATCTGGATCATTCTTATCTCTATTATACTTATTCAATAAAGTAGTAAATTCCTCAACTCTATCAGATCCAACAACCATACAGACATCACTGTACTTACCGTCTTTTACTAATCCCTGAAAAGATTGCATCACTTTAACAATAACATTAAGATCTTTAGTACTTATAATACGATCTGCATGTTTAGGAAACATCTCCTTCATCCATGCAAGTTTAATATCAATTTTCAATGGGTTCTTATCAGGTTTGAATGATCTGGTAGGAACAATAACATAATCATCATCAGTACCTGCTTCTTTAGCCACTGCCTCTATAAGTTTCAAGTGTCCTGTAGTTGGTGGATTAAATCTACCAAACGTAAACACTATTCGTTTACGTTTACTTGCCATCGCCTTCCACCCATTTCTTAGTTGGAAGAGTATCCTTCTTGAAGTTAGCAGCACTAAATCTAGCACGTTCAACTAATTTACGAGCATGTGTACCGTCCCTTATTATAACATATCCTTCAGGAGATGTCATCTCAAGTCCATTCTCTGTTCTGAGATACGTACCAAATTTTTCTCCCTTCTCAAGTTTTTTAATGAAAACTGACTTAGCATTTTGTATGATTTTATAAAGATCGGCACAACTAGCCAAGCTGGACTCATTATCTTCAATCAAATCTAGTCCATCATACATCTTTTGAAGCTTTGCTGCCTTTGCTTTAGGTGTCTTAAGTTTACCAACTGCCTTACCTAGTTCTCCCTCAAAATAATCTGTAAATTGTTTTACAAATAAATTACCAGCAGGAATAGCAACTGAATCTCTGATATATTTGTTAAAAAATACTTTTAACTTAGGTCCAACAGTCAACTGATCATTTGCTGTAATCTGTTTTGAAACTATATCTAAAAGTGGAGATGCACTTAGAAGAAGTCTATTACTCTTCTGCTTCAACCCAATCAAATTATTTTTCTCTGCTTTTGATAATAAAGTATCGTTACCAAGTTCTCCTGTCTCTGCACTAAGAACTAATATATCATCATGATCTTTTAATTTAGATACATCAAATCCAAACTTAGCACTTAAAAATTCAATACTACGTCCTTCATAAAATGTATGAAATACTACTCCTATCTTTGCTGCTTTGACTTTATTATATAAAGCATCACCTTGAGCAACAGAATATGTGATAGTATTAGGTTTGAAAGTTATATTACTTACACCATTTATTATATCTGTTCCCTTATCATCAGTGAATAATAAATCTCCCTGTGC